TACACAATCAAAAGGTTTGTTGAAATTGGCAAACGAAATTGAGGATTACGTTCAAACATCAATTTGGGGTTATAATGTTATTGACGCATTACACTCAGTAAGACGTGCACAAGCTATTAACTCAAATATCAAATCTGCTGGTTTGAAATATATTGTTCAATATTTGGAAGCTGAAGACGCTGACCGTATCTACATTGACCATACCGATATTGGTTCCATGTATGCCAAGAAAGAAGATTATTGGTTAAACACCCAAAATGGTAAGTACAAAAAATGTGGTATTGACCCAAAGGTTGATGAAGTGTGTGAAAGAAGAGAAGATACCTATATTAAAACAACAGGTGATAACATTGTTGAAAGATATCTTGACGATGACTTAATTGAGACATTAAGAGTTGATGAAGAGTTTAATCAGGGTTCATTCCTGTTGGCTTCTTTGGTTCCAACAACATATCAAAGGATTGCCACGATGGGAACAGCAACACTCTGGGAAATCCAAATGAGAGCTTGGTCGTATAAACATGGACTTGCAATTCCCGCTAAACAACAGAAACAAGACTTTGTTGGTGGATTGTCACGTTTGGTTAAAGTTGGGTATTCAACCGATGTATTGAAACTTGACTTTAGTTCACTGTATCCGTCAATTCAGTTGGTTCACGACGTATTCCCTGATTGTGATATAACAGGAGTAATGAAAGGTATGTTAACGTACTTTAGAAATGCTCGTATTATGTATAAACAATTGGCCGAAGAGTTTGAAAAGAGTGACCCTGTAAAATCTAAATCTTATGACCGTAAACAATTACCAATTAAGATTTTTATTAACTCAATGTTTGGAGCTTTATCAGCACCTCAAGTATTTCACTGGGGTGATATGAATCAGGGTGAAAGGATTACTTGTACAGGTAGACAATATCTACGTCAGATGATTAAGTTCTTTATGAATCGTGGATATGACCCGTTGGTTATGGATACGGATGGTGTGAACTTTTCATCACCTGTGAATGTTGAATCCCGTAAATACATTGGTAAAGGTTTGAATTGGAAAGTGGTTGAAGGTAAGGAATATATGGGTGCCGCAGCTGACATTGCAGAATATAATGACTTGTTCATGAAAGGTGAAATGGCTTTGGATAATGATGGTGTTTGGCCATCTTGTATTAACTTAGCACGTAAGAACTATGCCTTGATGACTGACAAAGGTAAAATTAAATTGGTTGGTAATACAATCAAATCAAAGAAATTACCGTTGTATATTGAAGCGTTTTTGGACAAAGGAATCAAAATGTTATTGATGGGTGAAGGTCAACAATTTGTTGAGTGGTATTATGAATACTTAGAAAAAATCTTTAACAAACAAATTCCATTAAAACAAATTGCGTCTCGTGCTAAAGTTAAAATTTCTATTGAGGATTACAAAGTAAGATGTGGTCAAAAAACCAAATCAGGAAGTATGATGTCAAGACAAGCACATATGGAACTTATTATTCATGATGGTATTGCGGCTAACTTGGGTGATGTAATTTTTTATGTTAACAACGGTACAAAAGCATCACATGGTGATGTTGTTAAAAAAGTTGACTCATTGGTAATCAATGCCTATAGATTGGACAATGAGGAACTTGAAAGAAATCCTGATATGTTGGGTGAGTATAATATAGCGAGAGCAATAACAACATTTAACAAACGTATTGAACCTTTGATGGTTGTGTTTAAAGATGATGTTAGAGATTCTTTGATTATTGATAACCCAAGTAAGAGGGAATTCTATACAAAAGAACAATGTCAATTAATCAATGGTCACCCTTTCGAGGATACCGACCAAGATAAATTGGTAGATGTTTTAACGGTTTCTGAACAAGAAGTGAAGTTTTGGGATAGGGTTGGTATTAGTCCTGACTATATCTATGATTTAGCTGAAGATGGATGGGAACAAGAATTAGTCCAATTTGAGACCGTCTGAAGATAAGATGTACCAGTTTCCACCTATAAAGTGAAACTCAACACATGCACCTTTTCCAATTTCAACTTCATCATATTGTTCGTCAATTTTGCTCTTATCGGGTCTAATTGTAACTTTGGTAAGAGCTTTGACAACAATGTGGTCAGTTGTTTTACTATCTAATAACAAATCACAATGTTCAACAGTTTTAATCACAATTGCGTATTCACCTGTTGTTGTGTAATTTGATTCGGAAATTAAAGCGACCTCAGATGTTTTTACTTCAATTCCGTTAATAATTTTTTTACTCGGTATACTCCTTAATATTGGCATAAAATTAAATTACATTATAGGGACTTGGGAACGCTCTATATTTTAATTGTTTATTTAGGTTTTCAGCAATTAAGGCTTCCTTTTCCATTTGTTTAACAGGACTTAATCTTTCAAGACGTAATTTTAATTCTTCTTCAAGTTTTGCTCTTTCATCTTTAGCCTCACCTAACAAAGATGTGTAGTCCAATGTTAGTTCAGAGTCAGGGGTTTTAAGGTTACCACTGTATTTACCATAAATACGACCTAATGTTTCTTTACAGTAAGCGGTAAACCATCTTCTAACCCATTGTTGTGCGGGTGTATTAAGGTCCTGCCAATTTAACGCTTCTAATGGTATGTCAGATGGTAATCTAACAATGTCAGGATTTGCAGCCAAACAATCATCACGGTCACCATCAGTATCGTAGTACCAATACCAACATCTATATTCGTTAAATCCAATATTTGAAAAATCAAATCTTCCACCAGGTGTGTTGTATAAGTGTAATGCTTTTTTTCCTTCAGGCAATGCTGTAATTCTATATGTCAAATCACCAACAATCATTCTTTGTTTGAGATTTCTATCCGCCATTCTTAACACAACGTCAAACGCTGGCATCATAAAATAACTTCCACTTGCACCAAATTGTGCAAATCCGCCAGGACCACCTAATCCAGTTCCACCAAATCCTCCAAATCCACCCATAAATGGGTCGAATAATGAATTGTTTAATTCGGCTCTCATGAACCATAAAAGTTCATTAATTTCACGACCCTTAGGTATTTCATAAATTTGTTGGTTCGGAACCAAATCAACATAATCTTTTTTAAGTACCCAATCACCACCAGCTTGTAATCCAACTATCTTTGAATATGCGTAAGTGTATTGTGTTTCCCAATCTAAACTTCTTTTGGTAAGTGCCCTTGTTAAAGACTGTTCGTCAAGGTTCAGTCCATATAAAGAAGTCCATTGTGCTTCAATTAACCAATCTAAAATATATTGTTCGTAATCCCCAATCGCAAGTTCTAATAATGAGTCCATTTGCTCATCTTCTAACTCAACACCTCTAACAGGTGCACCAAGAAGGGCTTTAATTCTTCTATAGAGTTTACTTCTTTCTGGTTCTACAATAATTGCCATCTTCTTTATAAATATCAAATATCTCCAAATATGTTTGATTTTGGAAATACATAATTACCATCAATAATTTTTGTATTTTGATTTTTGAATACGACGGAATCGGTTTGTACTAATTTCTGTACAATATTTTGAAAAGTTTTAGATGTTGACAAGTTAAAGATTCGGTCTCTTAAATCATAAAGATATTTTGTAAATCTTTCAACTTCTTTAATTTGTGCAAATTTATCTTTATCCCCAAATGATATAGGTTTTATATTGTTTTTAATTAAATAAAAATTTAAATCATTCATCAAAATACAAAACGAACTGTAATTTGTATTTAATTTGTTAATAACTGAACGACCTGGTTTTCCGTAATTATAAATTCCTGACATTGAACCTGGTTCATATTGGTCTTTTTCAAACCAATATTCTGAAAATTTTTCTTTCATGATTGTGTTGATTGTATTCATGAATTTATATTTTACTTGTGTGTTCATTGAAAACATTTTGTTTATTTCTTTAACCTCTGTTGTTGAACAACCTATACTTTCTCTTGTTTCAACAAGTAATTCACCAGCTAACTTTTCTTCGTTAAGTTTTTTTTCGTTTTTAGATATAAGAAGTGTGTTAACAAAGTCCCAATTAATAACTGAGAAAAATTTTCCTATATATTCATCTTTTTTGTTTTGGTATCTTAAATAATATGCGTGTTCCCACAAATCAAGACCCAATATTGGATATCCACCATCTTTGACGGTATTCATTAATGGGTTATCTTGGTTTGATGTCGTAACAATTTTTAATTTACCTTGACCATTAATTACCAACCAACACCATCCTGAACCAAAATTCTTTTGTGATTTTTCCGTGAATTGTTTTTTGAATTCTTCGTAAGAACCAGCATTTAATTTTTCAACATACCCTTTATAATGTTTGTTGTAATGAACATTCATTGTTTTTGGGTCAATAAATCTACCAAGTGATGAATATGAATATGGTAATCTTTCAATCCCAATTTTTTTCATTTCATTAATAATCTCTTTTTGTTCGTTTTGTATTGATTCTTGTAGGTCTTCGTTGGTAGTTAATTTGTCTTCTAATTCTTCAATTTCGGCTTTTAATTTTTTAAATTTCATAATCTATCATTATCTTATAAATAAATAGATTTTCAAAAAACTTACCTCTTACCAAAAATTTGATTCATAATTTCTTGTACAATCTCTGCCCTGCCCACGTTATCACCCATTACGGTTTCAAAAATATTTTTCTTTTTATTGAGAATATCATAAATTGTACCCTCAATAGTATTTTCAAATATTGGATAATATACCGATACGTTTGATTTTTGTCCGTATCTATAACTTCGGTCTTCAGCTTGTGCGTGGTCGGATGGAACAAATGATAAATCATTCATAATAACCGCCTCAGCGGCAGTAAGTGTAATACCAACACCCGCCGCTTTTAAGTTACCAACAAACACTTTTATTTTTTCATTGTTTTGAAATTCGTCAACAGCGTTTTGTCTTTTTGCTGGTGAACATGAACCATCCAAGTAAACGGCTTGTTTACCGAAATGGTCATAAATTTTATTTAGGGAATCGGTAAAGTTTGTGAAAACTATTACTTTTTTATCTTGTTCTAATATGTTCTCAACCAATTCAATGGTTGACCGTATTTTTTCTTGTGCAATTACCTGACGTACCTTTGTTAACTTGGTAAATTGAACGGTTAATGATGAACTCTCATCGGTATTTTTTTCATACCAATCAAAATACTCACCCATTAATTCTTCATATTCTTTTGATTTTAATCTCAAATAAACGGGGGTGATAATTTTATCAGGTAAATCTAATACATCTGTTTTTAATCTTCTTAATACTTGTCTTGTTGTTCGGTCTCTTAACTCTTCTAAATTTGAAGCTCCCATAACATTCCAAACTTTTCTATTACCAACTTTGAATTGGTACCCATTACAATATCTAACAACATATGCCATCCAATTTGCTGCAACGGGTGATTCAATAAGTTCTAACAAATTAAAATAATTCATTGGTCGTGATGTCATTGGTGTACCCGTTAACAACCACAATCTGTCAACCCCCTTCACAAAGTCGTTGATTAATTTTGTTCTTTGTGCGGTTTTATTTTGAATATAATGTGCTTCATCAATAATAACCAAATCAAAATTACTTTTTAAAACACGAGAGTTGTCCCTATCTTTTGGGTCGTGAAAGTTTTTTAGAATGTCGTAATTAACAATTACAAAATCAGCATCCTCATATCTTTTACTTCCGCAGATATATGTTGAGCGTTTTGTGTAATTTTCAATTTCTCTTTGCCAGTTAATCTTTAATGACGCAGGACAAATAATTAAAACTCTTTTGGCTTCAGTTTCCAACGCCGCCACAATGGTTGATGTTGTCTTACCCAATCCCATATCATCAGCCAAAATAAACCTTTTTGTTTTTACAAGTTTTTCTACCGCCTCAACTTGGTGTGAAAGAAGTGGTCTATGTGAATACTTTGAATAATCAATTTCTTTATAGTATTGTTCAGGGTTTTTAATGATTGCCGCCTTTGGTAACCAAAAATCTGTTAAAGGTTCACTATCAAAAAAACGACCCCAAATATGATAAGACTTATCTTTTTCAACTAATAACTTTTCAATCCACACTTGTTTTGGTGGAACTGTATATAATTTTTCGTTTGATATTTTTTCAGAAAAATAATCATCCAATTCAACCCATTTTTTTGCAACTTTTGGTGTTGTGTTTGAGTGGTTTAAAATGTATTCACATTGACTTCTTGTTGGAATACCACGTTTGTTTGGGTTGAAAATACCTTTTAATTTTAGGATATAGTTATTTGCACCCTGATAATCATGTAGGGTATTAAGGGCTTTTTGTTCTAATAATCCTGAGTTTTCAATTATGGGGTTTTCCAAATCAAAATAGTTTTAATAAAGAAATATAATCAATTTTATTGTATTTATCAATAATGACAAATAAAGTACCAATTACACGAATATCCAAATTCTTTGGTGAACAGGATTTTAACCTAAATATATCTATGGGTGAGGAATGGTTGTACGGTGATATGAACTTTACATTGGTTTTATATCGTGTTGACAAGAGTAAAACAAATCAAGATGATGTATATGGTGAGGCGTTAACAGATTCGGTGTCTTATTTGGCACCTGTTGAAATTAAAGCGTTTGTTAAAATCGAAGCACCAAGTCAAGCGACTTTTGGTAATTCAAAATTAAGTCAAACTGAACCAGGTAATTTGATTATGAGTGTATATCTTCACTATTTGGAAGAAGAAGCAATTACAATTTCATATGGTGATTACATTGGATATCCTGAAACTGAAAGTAGGATGAGATATTATTCTGTTGCAGATGACGGAAGGATTGTTTCGGACAATAAACACACATATGGTGGATACAAACCATTTTATAGAACATTTGTTTGTACACCTGTAAGTGAAGACGAATTTAAAGGAATATAATGGCAACACCAAAAAAACTTGTTAAAACAATTTCTTTAACACCAAAAAAAATTCTTCAACCTAGAAGGGAAGAATTATTGGAACAAATTCAAAAAGATGGAACATATCTTCCAAAAGGAATTTATCACGCCGATTTGGATAGGGGGATGTTAGATTTTGTAAAGAATGATTTAGGAATTAGTGTTAACGGAAAAGTTGTTAACACAGTTGATGTTATTATTACCACTCAGAACTGGGCACAGTTTACACAAACTTGGAATTTTCAAGATTTAGATTCGAACATTAAACCACCTTTTGTTGCAACAGTTAGAAAACCTGAAACACCCTATGGAACAAATCAGGGAGCAACAAATTATAGAATACCTGGTAGACCATTATTTCAATACGCTTTGGTTCCCAATTTTGACGGAGCAAGAAATGGTATGGATGTTTATAAAATACCACAACCAATTCCTGTTGATATTACATACGAAATAAAAATCTTTACAAATAGAATGCGAGAGTTGAATGCGTTTAATCAAAAGGTTTTAGATAAATTTTCATCAAGACAATCATATGCTTTAATTAAGGGAAGATACATTCCGATTATTATGGATAGTATTTCAGATGAATCGGTGGTTGAATTACAAAAAAGAAGATACTTCATTCAGAATTATACATTCAAAATGTTAGGTGTTTTATTGGATGAAGAACAGTTTGAAGTGGCACCTGCGGTGTCAAGAGTATTAACTATGGTTGACGTTATACCAACAAATTATCAATTTATTGGTTCAAATACCACTTTAACACAAAGTTCATTACCAACAAATTATGACTTTAATTTTGTAAGTTCTGAAAATGTTGAACATTATAGTGCATATACATTGACTCATGGTGTTCAAGAGTATATTGGACAGGATTTGTCTTATTTTCCAATGAGTTCACAAATTGGTTTGGTGATTCAAATTGAAAAAAAGACTGGTCAAACAAATAATGATTCAAATATTTTGTTTGATATTAAATTAGTCTAACGGGTCACCGTAAATGTCGGTCTTAATACGACATTTTTCTTTGATAATATTTTCTAAAAATCCATAAATCTTAAGTCCATTTTCTTCACAATACTTTTTGAGAATTGTGTGTGATTCTTCAGATATCTTGATATTCTTTATTTTTTTGGGTGTTTTTTTCATTGGGCAGAAAAAAGGAAGAATTTATTCATACTGATTTATAAATAGTATCCCTATACTAAGATTTTTACAAAAATCAATAATATTTATGTAGTAAATAAAACAACTTATAAAAAAAACAATACGAAGCGGCGTATATCGCCAAATCATACTTATCACAATCTAACCAATTATTCGTATCAAGAATTCTTGGTTTGTCGGGTTATGATGCGGGACCATCTTGGTCTATTAGTACTATTGCGAACGTGAGTGGTGGTTCAGTTTCACAAGATAGTGTTCTTTCGTCGGTTTCCGTAACTTTTACAGGAACAACTGGTGGGACATCAACTATTTTGTTTGAGTCTCCATTCCCATCAACTATTTTTAGTCCTGATTTAAATAGTCAATTCACATTATCGGATGGTACAACATCAACTATCAGTTCTGAGTTAAAGACATTTGTTAGTGGTGTAATTGGTTCTAACGCATCTGCGGCATCAACAAGTGCAACAACTGCTTACGTATTTGGTACAATACCCGACTCTTATTATGACTCACTTACGGGTGGTGGATGGACAGGATTAACAAATGTTTATGATGTTCCGAGTTTAAAAGACGCTGATACTGATTATCCAAGTAGAGATAATGACGCTTGGTACTACGCTCAATTCAACCCAACAACTGGTAATGGATATTCGGGATATTCGTTTAGTTCAAAAATTGACACCTTAACAGGTGCGTCAGGTTCGTTTTCGGGTTCGGTTCAATTATCGGCTTTTACACAAATTGGTACTGCCTTTACAGAATACAATGATGTTGTTGTTGCGACTTTACGTTCAAGAGGTCTGTCAACATATACAACAGGAACAAATCCTGTTTATGAAGTTACGGGTACGACTAGTGTTGTATTGGATAGTAATGGCGTTTATAGTGGTGTAACAATGAGTCCTTACGCACCGTTCGGAATTTCGGGTGTTACTAATGATGGTAGTACGTTTGAATTTAAAGTGTCTTTGGATTCAACAGACAGTAATTATATTTCTAAAGTATTTGGTTTTTCTAACTTCGGTAAACCTTCAGATGAAGTTCCTTTATTTGTTGAAGAACAATTTACGAATTTTCTTAATTATTCATACAAGAAAGGTTACATTAGAGGTATTAACGAAACCATCACAGCTTTACCATCCGCTCAAGACGATAACGGTACTTTACAATCTATTGGTTGTTACTTAGAAAAATATCAAACTCCTGAAACACCTTATTTAGTTTCAGAATTGAGAGGTAATACTGTTTATAAATTATTCAAGTTTATTTTAATTTCTGATGGTAACGACGCTAACCAAGAAGTAAAAATATCAATATTAAACGTTTCGTTTAACAATGGTACTTTTGATGTTGGTATCAGAGCATATAATGATACAGATGCAAATCCAGTGTTCTTAGAAAAATATACAAATTGTTCTATGAACCCAGCTTCTAACAGTTTCGTTGGTGTAAAAATTGGAACTAGTGATGGTGAATATCAAGTAAGGTCTAAATATGTAATGTTAGAAATTAGTTCTGAAGCACCGACAGACGCATTACCGAGTGGGTTCGAAGGATATTCAATGAGAAATTATTATGGTTCAACAACACCATTCCCAATTTATAAAACTAAATATGATGTTGCAGGTGAGGTTATATTCCAACCACCTTTATCATCTGTTCAAAGAAGTTCAGGTGATAAAATTAATAGAGTATTCTTAGGTTTGTCCAACACAATTGGTTATGACCCTGAATATTTTAATTATAAAGGTATTATCACACCTTCAAATTTAAAAGGTGCATCACCAACAACTCAGTTCCCAAGTGCAACTGGTTGGGGAGCGTTCAAACAAATATCTGTAGAAGGTAATACAACTGATTTTGCTAACACCGACTACTACGCATACTTACTAGGTCAACAAACATTTGCTAACCCTGAGGCTACAAATATCAACGTGTTTGTAACACCGGGTATCGATTTTGTTAATAACTCTAACTTAGTTGAAGACGCAATTGATATGATTGAATCTCAAAGGGCAGACTCTTTATATGTAATGACTTGTCCTGATTACAATATGTTTGTTGATACAACAACATCGTACGAAACTGATTTAATTTATCCAACTGAAGCTGTCGACAATTTAGACACAACAGGAATTGATTCTAACTACACAGCAACTTACTACCCTTGGGTATTAACAAGAGACACTGTCAATAATACTCAAATTTACCTTCCACCAACCGCTGAGGTTTGTAGAAACTTAGCATTGACTGATAACATTTCGTTCCCTTGGTTCGCATCAGCAGGTTACACAAGAGGTATTGTAAATTCAGTTAAAGCTCGTAAGAAACTTACACAAGACGATAGAGATACATTATATCAAGGTAGAATCAACCCAATCGCAACATTCTCTGATGTTGGAACATTAATTTTTGGTAACAAGACTACTCAAGTCGCAGAATCTGCTCTTGATAGAATTAACGTAAGAAGATTGTTGTTACAAGCTCGTAAGTTGATTTCAGCTGTAGCTGTCAGATTGTTGTTTGAACAAAACGATGACAAAGTTAGACAAGATTTCTTAGACTCTGTTAATCCAATTTTGGATTCAATCAGAAGAGATAGAGGTTTAATTGACTTTAGAGTTGTTGTAACAAACACACCTGAAGACTTGGATAGAAACACAATGACAGGTAAAATTTACCTTAAACCAACAAAAGCTCTTGAATTCATTGACATTGAGTTCTTGATTACACCAACAGGAGCTTCGTTTGAAAATATTTAAAAATAAACACGGGAGGGGAAATAAAAACCCCCTCCCTATTATTTATATATAAAACTATGGAATTTACAAAAAAAGTATTAATGGAAAGTTTAGAAGTACCAACTAATGGTAAAAAAACTTATTC